ATTGAAGAGGGGTCAGGAGCTACGCCATAGTCTTTCGCGAGATCAATAAACTGTTTAAGTTTTTCATTATTGTTATCGAACAGTGGCAGTAGTTTGGAGAGATCATTGCCAAGACTTTCAAGGATTGTCGTCTTCTCGGCATTGGTACCGATTTTTCCAAGAGACTCACCAATTGCCAGAAGCTGTTTATCAGGGCTTACTTTTGACAACTTCTCAGCTGACAGGCCAAGAGCATTGAGAGCATCAACAGCCTCACCTGATTTATTCAGTACCGCGTCACCAATCTTGTCGCCAATATCTTTGAAAATATCGGCCATCTGATCGCCGGAGACTCCTGCTTTTTCAGCAGCAAATTGCCAGGCTAAAAGCTCCTGTGTTGATATCCTTAACGACTTTGCCCAATGGTCAGTTTCGGTAATCTGCTTGGAAGTGCTTTTCAGTAACTGAAAGCCGGCAGCACCAACAGCCAGCCCAGCCGTTACTGCTGCTGCACCAATGCCAGCAAGTGCCGTTCCAGCTGCAGCAGCATCTTCCTGGACCTGTTTACTCCATTTTGCTGATGCACGTTCAGCCTGATTAAGTCCTGAAACAAATCCACCCGTTTTGGCAATCAGGTCGATAGTCAGTGTACCGAGATTTTTCCCAGCCATAGTTTATGTCCACTCCTTCATGGCCTCTTCGAGAGTGATCGCGGGCGCGTTGATGTGGGGGGTGAAGTCGGTAATTCTGAAAGGTGGGGTGTCTTTTCCCCGGTTGACGTTTGCCAGCACAGAAGCAACCAAACCGGCAGCCCACTCAGTGCGCATCATTGGGTTAAGGCTGCCAAATTTAGAACGGTACGCTGACCAAATCTGATATTCCCTGATACTCAATAACTCCTGGGCTTCAGCAATGGTCCTTCCACCGATGCCATTCAGGACTAATTCGCACCAGAATTCGTCTTCTGCGCTGAGCTCTCCTTTCCCAGAGAGTTCACTTCCTGAATTGCTACGAGCAAGGCAATAGTCAGGCTTCCATCGAGGGCTCCACGCTCAGGATCAGCATGTCCGGTAATATCATCAGGAGTGAAAACAGGTTCGCCATTCTCATCACAAATGGAAGATGCAATGCGTCCAGCAACACCGTCAGACTTTCCGCTCAATGCAAGAATGTCAAACTTAGCGGAATGATATCCAATAGGACGAACATACGTAGTGGCAATATGTTTATTACCGTCCTTATCGGTCCATTCAATCTCCTTCTCTACCGGGCGGCCAGTAAATGCACCTGCTTTTTTAATTGTGTCGAGCGTCAGTTTCATCATCATCTTCCATTAAAAAGCGGGAGTAATCCCCCGCATGTTTTATCTTTAACTCCCGGATTCGACCTTACGAACCCAGACACCAGCTCCGCTGCGCTGCAGAGTTGCGGCCGTCGTTACAACCGTGTTCTGCTGCCAGTCAAACGGGAAGTCACTGACATACGCCTGGAATGTGTACCAGGTTCTGTCAGGTGGCAGGTCCATTTCCCCATTAACCAGCGTTGGAGCGCTTTCACCATCAGACCAGCCAATAGCCCATTGGATGACTTCATCCTGATATTGGTCATCTTCAGCAAGTTGCCACATTAAGAAATGCGATTCGTTTTTCGGGTCGGCATTAATCGTTGCCGAAGCTTGCCCTGGTGTGCGCAATCCCTTCTTAAACTTCTTACTGTTGCGCTCACTAAGACAAGTATCTTCGATCTGGTCAGCCGGGTTGGTGCCAGGGTTAAAGTTGGTAATACATTCAATCTCGTGGATTACCCCACGAATTAACCCATACAGCTGGGTTCCCTGCGTCAGTACAGACATAGTTATCTCCGGTCATAAAAAAACCCGCCTAAGCGGGTTTGTGGAAGGTTACTTTATCGGGGGACTATCCAGTCGACATCAAATGAATAGTGGTAACTTTTGGTTTCATCATCCCGGTCCTGCTCACCCCATCTGACGATATAAGCGTGAGGCTCAATTGCATCGCGTAATGCTTTGGCGACAGCGATTACTTCTTCTGCACTTTTCGCATACACGTCAACCTGAATGGAAAATGAGTCAGCATCTGGACGCTGCTTTAAATAATTTTCAGGACCGCCGCTAGGCAAGTTTGACCAAACCGCATAGGGGTATACTATTTGATCCGTCTGCAGCTTAAATGGATACAGCCTGACAGGGCTTGAACCAAG